ACCGCCTGTCGCAGCAAAAATGCCGGTAGGCTTGCCCTTACCGTCACCGATGAGGAACGCTTCCTCTTCCTTCGTGCCGATTCTACGTGCAAATTCCTTTGCAATATAGGATGGCAGGTCAAACACGCTGTCATTGAGAAGCTCCTCAGAGATCTTAATCGCAGTACCGACCTTGTAAGCGGAAAGTGCAATCTGACCGAAAGCGTCATCAGAAAGGGTGTAAGCCTCTTCCTCCTCCATCCAGCACGCCTCGCCCTTCTGCGTAATCACGGGGATTTTGCGGTCTCCACTTGATGTCTGAATTTTCGTTGTAAGAGGACGGAATACATTTTCCTCTTCAAGTGCAGAAATGAGCTTTCTTTCAAACTCGTCCGGCACAAGATAGCCGCCTTCGGTATCTTCGCCAATCTGCAGAGCATTTCTCACATCGGCAAAATTACGGTTGCGGATGTTGTTCCAGAAAGCAGTACGATATGCATCCGATGCAATGCCGGTCTTGGTATCACTGTGAGTGGATGCGTTCGGCTTGTTCTGAATCGGCGTAGAAGTGGGCTTGTTCATCTCCGCTTCAATCTGAGCCTGTCGTTCCAGCCGCTGGATTTCCTTGCCGTATGCCACGATCTGCTGCTCCATGGCATCGTATGTCTTGCTGTCCTCTTCCGAAAGCAGACCGCTTTCATTTCGCTTGGAATCGAGAAAATTTCTTGCCTCGTCCCAAGCCTTCGTGCGTTTCTCTCGCAGTTCTTTGATTGTCATAGTCAAAACTCCTTTATTAATAGTATATCAGTTTCGCAGCAACGACAGCCGCTTTTCCAACTGATTGATGGGAACACCGGTCGGCTGCATGGCGGTTAATTTTTGCAGAAATGACGCTGCCGTTACGGATGGTGTGTAGAGCATTTCGGCTGAATCAGAATTTTTCTCCGGCTCTTTTTCTTCCTCCGGTTCAGATTCATCCTGTTTCGCAAACAAAATACCATCCACAAAGCCCAATTTCAACGCTTTTTTGGCATTCATCCAAGTCTCATCATCCATCATTTTGGAAATTTTACTTCTTGAAAGACCGGTTTTTGCTTCATAAGCATTGATAATCGATTCTTTGACTTCCTCCAATAGCTCGATTGCTTTTTCCATGTCCGCCTTGTTTCCCATCGCTAAAGTTGCCGGATTGTGGCACATTATCATGCCAGTAGGTGAAATCAAAGTTTTATCGCCAGCCATCGCTACAACAGAAGCAGCGGAAGCTGCAAGGGCATCGATTTTTACGGTAATCCTGCCTTTATGATTTTTCAGCATCGTGTAAATCTGGCTTGCCGCCAGCACATCTCCGCCCGGACTATTCAACCAAACGGTCAAATCGCCGGCGTGATGAGCGAGTTCCTCCTTGAATTTTGCCGGTGTGATTTCATCATTCAACCAGCTTTCCTCGCTGATGGGTCCGTCAAAATACAGCTCCGTTTCGCCGGAATCCTCATTTTTTACCCAGTTCCAAAATTTATTCATTTGTTTCCTCCTTCATATCAATTTTTAGCATCATTTTTTTGATAAGCAGCTCCGGCAGAAGCCAGAGGCGTCATGGAGCCGTTTACCATGTAAGTGAAGCCACCTTTTTCTTCAGGAATCAAATTCATATTTTCAAGTTCTCTTACATCATTTGGACATAAGAAACCATTTTGAATTCCCACGCTGTAGCCCTGCATTCTGCTTGCGTAATCTCCACGCAATAGTCCGTCTACATTAAATTTGATAAAATACTGCCCTTTTTCAGAATCCGATAAGAGTGCCTTTTGCAGTGATTGTTCCCATCGAACAATCCAAGGGTCAAGGCTGTACATCACAAATTCCAGTGACATCTGCTCGATGTTGCTGAACGTGGCACGGTCTAAGTCGCCAATCATGTGCAGCGGCACACGGTACAGCCTTGCGATTTCTTCTACCTGAAACTTTCGAGTTTCCAAGAATTGTGCTTCATTGTTTGGAATCGAAATCGGCGTGTAGTGTGTGCCTTCCTCCAGTACAGCGACTCTGTGCGAGTTATGTCCGCCGTATGCTTTTGCCCAAGCGTCTCGAAGCCGCTCCGGATTCTTAATCACGCCCGGATGTTCCAGCACACCGGACGGGCTTGCTCCGTTTGCAAAAAAGGAAGCGGCGTAATCCTCACAGGCGATAGAAATCCCGATAGAATTTTTCGCCATTGCAATCGGAGAATAGCCGACCAAGCCGTCAAATCCTAGACCACAAATGTGCAGCACCTCATCGGCATACAGCACAATATCACCTTGCTCCTTCAAGTTTGGGTTCGCCTCATCATAGCGGCTGTAAATATATATCAAACGGTTTTTCTCATCACGGTCGACCTTCATTTTATCCGGCATTAACGGATACAAGCCGAGGACTTCGCTTTTACCGTTGCGGAGAATCTGAGCATAGGCGTTGCCGTAAATCAGTAAATGCGACATCAAGGTTTCTCGAAAAACGAATGAAGTCATTTCCGGATTCGGTTGGTCGTGTAGCAAGTAAAAAAGCGGATGCGAGGGTACACGCTCTTTTCCATTTTCTGTGTATCGATAGACGTGCAAGGGAAGCTGTGCGATTGCTTCTGACAACACTCGAACACAGGCATACACGGCAGTATGCTGTAGAGCGGTTCGGTCGCTGACTCGTTTTCCGCTGTTGGAACGACCGAAAAAGTAGGTGTAGGATGGAGAATCATAGCTGTTTTTGGGATGGTCTCTGGACTTGAAAAGTTCGCTGAAAATACGCATTGCGTCACGCTCCTATTCAAATAGTATACTTTACAGAATCAGTAGGTCTCTGGAATCATAGACGCTTTCTTCCTGTACCCCTTGATTCCGAATACAGCGGTCTAATGCCATAATACTTGCAACGATGCCGTCAATTTTTTCTTTTGCCCGCTTTTTGCTGGGCTTGATGTTTCCGGCAGAATCTGTTTCCACAATGACATTGGAAGCCATCCAGC